ATATTGTTACTTGACGAAATCGACCTTGCCTCTAACAAAATCCTCTGCCTTCAGAGTGTCCTTGAGGGAAATGGTATTTTCCTTAAAAAGATTGGCAGATTCGTTAGACCCGCCGACGGATTCAACATATTCGCCACCGCAAATACTAAGGGTAAAGGTTCAGACGACGGAAGATTTATTGGAACTAACGTGCTCAACGAAGCCTTCCTTGAAAGATTCCCAGTTACCTTCGAGCAAGACTACCCCTCTCCCTCAGTAGAGACAAAGATCTTAAATGCGATTGCAACTAGTCTTAAGGTAAAAGACTTAGAGTTCATGAAGAAACTTGTTGATTGGGCTGACATCATTCGTAAGACATTCTATGATGGTGGTGTTGAAGATATCATCAGTACAAGACGTTTGATTCACGTTGTTCGTGCATACTCTATCTTTGGTGATAAGTTGAAAGCTATCAAGATGTGTCTTAACAGATTCGATGAAGAGACAAAACAATCCTTCCTTGAACTATATGATAAAGTAGATGCTGATGTTGACATTACTAAGGAGGAGGTGGTATAATGGTAAATGCATGGAGTCTAGCAGCATCCATACTAAACGGAACATTTGATGAGGACTATCCTATTGTGAAAAAAGAAGTAGAACATTCAGATGCATATTATGATTACAAACGTAATGATCCTGATGCAGAAAATCCTTTTACTGATCCTGTAGATCGAGCAAGAGCAGAAAGAGTAGTGGGTGGTGGTAACACTGCAATAGATAAAGATCTAGAGTGGATAGAAAGTGCTGGTGGATATGAATGGACACCAGGCTCACCTTGGCCACCAGCAGTTCCAGAAGATGATGGACTTGATTATGAAGTCAATTACTATGGGGATTACACGGCTGATATAGACGATATGTATTCTCATCATTTTGGACAGAACACAGTTCCGCCCCATATTACCACCGAGTTCAAATATAATGAAAATGAGATATTAAAAATTGCAGAAGAATATATTGCAAAAACATATACATTGCATTATACTGGTAAAAAGGGAACTCAAACTTTAGACTTGATTGAAAGTATTGGTGATGCGGAAGCCTTCTGTAGATCTAATGCAATTAAATATCTGTCTAGATTTGGAAAGAAAGATGGAAAATCAAAATCTGATCTTCTAAAAGCTATCCACTATTGCACACTCTTATATCATTTTTCAGGCCTAACAAATGAAAGTATCGACTCAAATGAAACTATCTAGTAACACAACAAACATCCTTAAAAACTTTTCACAGATCAATCAATCTATCTTGATTAAAGAAGGTAATAAGTTAAAAACAATATCTGTGATGAAAAACATTCTTGCTGAAGCTGAGGTAGAAGAAGAATTTGAAAAAGACTTTGCGATCTATGATCTCAATCAATTCCTAAGTGGTTTGAGTTTATATGATGCACCTGATCTAGAGTTTGGAGATTCTTATCTTACAATTCGTGATGGTCGCCGTCGTGCAAAATATTTCTTTGCAGATCCTGATGTGATTGTATCTCCACCAGAGAAAGAGATAACTCTTCCATCTAAGGATGTTTGTTTTACAGTTGCAACTCAACAGTTAGATAAACTTCTCAAGGCTGCATCAATCTATCAAGTACCTGATCTATCAGTGATTAGTCGTAATGGTAAGATTGAGATCATTGTTCGTGATAAGAAGAATGACACATCTCATGAGTTCAGTGAAGAAGTAGGAGAGACAACTGAAGAGTTTTCATTCAACTTCAAAGTTGAGAATATCAAGATTATTCCTGGCTCATATGACGTTGTAATCTCAAGTAAACTTCTTGCAGAATTTACTAACAAAAATACAGATCTCAAATACTATATTGCTTTAGAACCTGATTCCACTTTTGGTTAATTTAAATGCTTCGTAATGATTTTCTTTGGGTTGAAAAATATAGACCTAAAACAATAAATGATTGTATACTACCTGACACTATCAAAAAAACCTTCCAAGACTTTTTGGAAGCGGGGGAGATACCTAACCTCCTTCTTAGTGGCCCTCCAGGCGTCGGAAAAACTACGGTTGCCCGAGCGTTGTGTGAAGAACTGGGTTCAGATTACATTGTAATCAATGGATCTGATGAAGGTAGATTTCTAGATACTGTAAGAAACCAAGCCAAAAACTTTGCGTCTACAGTATCTCTACAACAAACTGGTGTTCATAAAGTCATCATCATTGATGAGGCTGACAACACCACACATGATGTACAACTTTTATTGAGAGCTAACATAGAATCTTTCTACAAGAACTGTAGATTTATTTTTACATGCAACTATAAAAATAAACTCATTGAACCATTACATTCAAGATGTGCGGTAGTTGATTTTTCGATTAACAATAAAACAAAACCAACTATTGCAGCGTCATTCTTTAAAAGACTAAATGACATATTAGAAATTGAAAGAGTTGAAGCGGATAAGAAAGTATTAGTCGAATTAGTAAACAAACACTTTCCTGATTGGAGGAGAGTTCTTAATGAATGTCAAAGATATTCTGTTGGTGGTAAGATAGATACTGGTATACTTGCAACATTCTCGGATATAAAGATACATGATCTCATTAAAAATCTCAAAGAAAAAAACTTCAAAGAAGTTCGTAAGTGGTGCATCAATAGCTTGGATAATGATCCTTCTGTTTTATTGCGTCGTGTTTACGATGCTCTTTACGACGCCCTTGAAGGGCCTAGTGTTGCTGCTGCTGTCCTCATCATTGCTCGTTACCAGTATCAAATTGCCTTTGTCGCAGATCAAGAAATTAATCTTTTGGCGGCGTTAACAGAAATTATGGTAGAATGTAAATTCAAATGATTAAATCTTTCGGTCTATTGATTTTAAGAATATCAATAGGAACTATGTTAATACATCATGGATATGAAAAATTAACAGACATAGAAAATTTTGCAGATGCATTTGTAAGACCTATTGGATTACCATTTCCAATATTCTCTTCATACATTGCAGCCTACTCTGAGATATATGGTAGTTGGTTGTTGATAGTTGGATTACTTACAAGATTTGGTGCGTTAGCTATCATAGGAACTATAACAGTTGCAATCTATCATGCGATTGTTACAGCTGGTTTTAACATCTATTTGTTAGAACTTCTTATTCTATATTTTGGTGGTGCATTTTGTGCTCTTTGTTATGGTGGAGGAGAGTTTGCTATTGATAGATTCCTTAGAAAATTTAGAATAAAATTTAACAGACCACACTTACCTTTTGAATAATGAATTGTTGGCATTGTAACACCGAATTGATCTGGGGTGGAGACCATGATCTTGACGATTTTGAAGATATGGAGTATGATATAGTTACAAACCTTACTTGTCCTAAATGTGAATCTTATGTAGAAGTTTATCATAAGAT